AACCCTACCTACGGCAGGTTTTCGGAAAGCAAACAGGGCAAGCGCACCTGGACCGTCTCGAAAACGGATTGACGCTAACCACGTTGGGGTGCAAGTCCTCTACTTTCCACCATAAGTTTATTGGAAGAGTGACCGAGAGGCTAAAGGTGCTCCCCTGGAAAGGGATGCGGTGTAACAGCCACGCAGGTTCAAATCCTGTCTCTTCCGCCATAAGTATTTTGGAAGTGTAACTAGGCAAGCGCACTAGGACCGTCTTGAAAGCGGATCGACCCTCACAAGGGGTTGGGGTGCAAGTCCTCACACTTCCTCCATTTTGGAGTTATAATGGGTTACTGGCTATCAGAGTTTGACAGAATAGAACGCTACGCAAAAGCATGGGGCATTTCAGTTGAACATGCGCGAATTTATTTCCAACAGCCAGAACTCAGACGGTATTTTGAAGAGTCAGTGAAATTTCTAACAGTGCAAGGGTACCATGAGATTTGAATTATCTGATGATGACTGTAAAAAGATCAATGCGTTTATTCGCAAGCAGGATAAGGTGACTGGTGGGGAGTATGGAGCAATCGGAGGAGCATACACCTATCACTTCACTCCAACATCACTCGGAGTAGCAGTTGTGATTGAAAATACGGTGACGAAAGCAGAATTGGACCTCACTGATTACGATAGTTGGTAATTTAACAATATAACGGGGGTGAATTAGGATCGACAGAGGCGTATAGAGAAGCACAGGACATGCCAGGGACTAGGACCCTGTAACAACTTAGAAAACCAGAATTGTCGAACACGAATTCGCAATGGCAGCTTAATCCGCTGCCCGTTGACCCACTGATAGGCTCCTGTAGGTGGTGAAGCGTCATTCTAGGAGGCAAGTGATAAGGCTAGCATCTGGTTGAGTGTGTAGCCGCCAGTCAATTAACCGTACTCACATACAGTGCCATCCTGTATGTGAAAGTAGAAAAGAATGGCTAGCATGAAAATCCAACTTTGACATTGCTTTTGGACCTGGGCTGCGATGCCCTGCACCTCCACCAAATAGAACTCATCCACCATGCGTGGAAGTGAGCATACGGGACCCTCAAGTTGGGGGTTCCAGCATTATACGCTCCCATCGAATACTGGCTAGTTCATCTGATTCTCAATCAGAAAAACTGGGATCGATACCCAGTGGGAGCACCAATATATCTCGCTGAGGTGTAATTATTTGCATTTCCAGTTTCTACCTGGAAGGTTGTGGGTGAGAATCCCACCAGCGAGTCCATAAGGAGAGGTATGTTACTATTCGGCAATGCCAGCGCAGAAGCAAAGTATCTTGGAGAACTTCGGGAAGCAGTCCGCGAACAATTCGCGGCATCGAAGTCACGCAACCAAAAGGTTATTGCGAAGGGGATTCTCAAGAAGAACCCTCATTTTGCCCAGGCACCGGAGTTGGTTGAGAACATTGTCAGAGAAGAATTAGCCTCTGAGGAATAACGCCGCTGTAGTCCAATTGTATAAGACACCCCTCTCCTAAAGGGGAAATTGTGGGTTAGAATCCCACCAGTGGCACCAAAGGATATCATGAAATTTTTTGATGAGCGAGAACGCAGGGACCCTAGAGAACATCAGGATATCATCTTTGTGTTTGGGTCTAACTTAGCGGGAAGGCATGGCGCAGGAGCCGCCCTATTCGCTCGCTATTGGTATGGAGCACAATTGCGTATTGGTGTTGGACGCACGGGACAGTCGTATGCGATTCCTACGAAGGATGCAGAATTCAATGTGCTGACATTAGATGTTATTCGTTTGCATGTGTGGTTGTTTCTAGATTATGCCAAGAATCATCCAGAGGAAGAGTTTTTTGTGACACGAATCGGATGCGGTTATGCGGGATACAGTAATCCAGACATTGCCCCCATGTTTCGTGGCGCACCAGATAATTGTACGTTTGAACAATCGTGGAAAGAATTTTTAGAATAACTCCCTGTACGTCAACTGGAAGACTACCTGGCTTCGAACCAGGAGGATGGGGGTTCAAATCCCTCCAGGGAGACCAAAACGGACCCTTCGTCCATTAGCAAGATACGGCATTGACATTGCTGAGAGACAGGAGCGTAACCTGTAGGGTCCACCATTTTATGCACCGCAAGCTTTAACATTGAAGCTCTTGGCTTTTAACCATGAGAACACGGGGAAGTACCGTGGCGGTGCACCAAAACCTCTTCCAAATCCACCACTTACACCACTTGACAAACACCCCCAGGAATGCTATACTTATAGAGTCGGTGGACAATTTTGTCCAGGGAATTTATCATGAACAAGCAGAAACAAGTTGAGATTCTTACCAAGGCTATCAAGACAGTGCTTCCGAAAGTAATCCGCGAAGTCAATGAGGTGAGCATTGAGAAAGGGTTCCCCCTTCTGTATAGAAAGCCATTCAAAGAGTATATGAAGGGCGAGAAAAACAAAGGCGCACAAGCCTCAAAGATGTTATCGGAAATTGTTGGACCTGTTTTTATAGAATTCATGGAGTATGAATGCCCTGATTTTATAGAATACAAAGAGCGCGGGTCAGATTTTCGTTTTGGGGATTTATTGATCGAGGGGAAAATGTCTTTCGGAACTTGCAACTCATGGCTTGGCAATGGTTTCGCAAAGGTTCCGATGCACTTGTTGTTCAAGTTTCATTATGATGAAAATGGTAAAATCACCAAAGCATTTGTCGCGTTTTTGGACTTGGATGTATCTAAAAGTCGGTGGTCAAAGAAGTCAAAGACCTGGAATGGGTCTGCTCTCAAAATTCATCGTGCAGATCGCAAGCGTATCGTGATCGTGGTTGGTGAGTTGCAGGTCAATCGGAAGTGGGCATATCCAATCCCTGTGGTGGTGTAATCATGGCAGATCGTAAGTTGTCAGATATTTTCATCGCGCCCCCAATCTCCGTGCTTGATGTCAAGCAACAGTATTGGAAGGTTCGCAGAAATCAATGGCTGAACCTGAAGATTGAGAGTGAATTGGGTCGGGAGAAGAATCTTCTAAAATTATCAACCCTGCTCAAAAAGAAACAAAAAGCGACCTCAATCTTTGACCCTGTATTGTGTGAAGTAATCTATCGGTGGTTCAGTGCAACGAACGACATGATTTTCGACCCCTTCGCCGGAGGTTCAGTGCGGGGGATTGTTGCGTCAAAGTTACAGAGAAATTATGTGGGGATTGATCTTCGGAAAGAGCAAGTCGCGCATAATGAAATTCAAGCAAAAACAATTTGCAACACCCACCTTCCGATTTGGAGTTGTGGCAGTTCCGCAACGAGTCCTATTCCCGAATGTGATTTGTTGTTTACTTGCCCACCTTACTACGATCTAGAGAAATACTCAGACGATCCGCAAGACTTGTCAAACATGAACCATGCGGATTTTGATTCGTTGTACGCGTCCATCATCGCACGAAGCATGCGGGGATTGAGGGACAATCGTTTTGCCGTGATCGTGGTTGGTGACGTAAGAGGCGCAGATGGATACTACCAACATCTTCCACAAAAGACCGTTCAGTATTTTGAAGATGTGGGATGCCGTTTGTATAATGACATGGTGCTGCTACAGGAACCCGCAACTGCCGCGATGCGTGCCTTTAATTACATGAATGCTTCTCGCAAGATTGCTAAAGCCCACCAGAATGTGTTTGTGTTCGTGAAGGGTGACGCGAAGATTGCAACAGAGAGAATGCAGCGTTTTAGTGACTGCGAAACAGTGGATAACTCGCCATTTGGGATGTTGACCCTTGAAATCTTCTAAGAATTCAACCACTTAGCCCACTTGACAAACCCCCCACAAGACTGCTATACTCATAGTATGAAAAACACACAAATAGTAGACATGGTTTTCGGTTCCCACCTATACGGCACGGCGAGTCCTTCGTCCGATAAGGATTTCAAGGGCGTATACCTGCCAACGATGAACCAAATGCTTCTAGGTAGATTCCCCAAGTCCATCAACGAAAATACAAAGTTGAATTCCTCCGTGAAGAATACGTCTGAGGATACAGACAAGGAAATCTACTCTCTGCACTATTTCTTGGAGTTAGCCAAGAAGGGGGAGACCGTAGCCCTTGACATGCTTCATGCACCCGAATCTGCGTGGGTGTCACATACATGGGAATGGGAAATCCTAGTAAAAAATCGCAGTCTGTTCTACACGAAGAATTTGTCCTCGCTCGTTGGCTATGCTCGGCGCCAAGCGTCTAAGTACGGCGTGAAGGGGAGCAGACTCGCTGAAGCGAGACTGGTATTGAATGCGATGCGAGACGCAAAGATCACCTTGCGGGTAGCAGATATCCTACACACATTGCCTACGGGTGAACATTGTGGATTGATGACCGCTGAGGGTGTGACGTTCTATCAAGTGTGTGGAAGAAAGTTGACGCTGAATGCCTACGTAGATCATTATATTCCTATGGTGGAAAAGTTCATAGAGGAGTATGGTGCGAGAGCGAGGCAAGCGGAAACGAATGAGGGTGTGGACTGGAAAGCCGTGAGCCATGCGTTTCGTGCTGCCTTTCAAGTGAAGGGCATTTTGATGGATGGTAGTTTTACCTATCCGCTGCCTGAGACAGATTTTCTTCGTGCGGTGAAGTCTGGTTCGCTACACTTCAAGAATGAAGTCGGACCAAAGCTTGATGCCCTGATGGATGAAGTTGAGACATTATCAGCCAAGTCTACACTTCCTGAAGCGGTAGACAGTGACAAGGTGGACGAATTGCTCTTACACTTGCTTGAAATTGAAGTAGAATCAAGGACTTAGAGCACTTGACAAACGCCCATAAGACTGCTATACTTATAGGGTAGAAGTTTACTAATCTGGAGTTATTATGGAAAAGCGTTTCCCCACATTATACGGTATCTCATCCAACGGCACACCCAAGGTCTGGAAAATTTGGGTTGTAAGGTATGCGTTGGAATCCACGATCTTCATTGAGCATGGGCAATTGCATGGCAAGAAACAACTCTCCCCTGAGAGTATCCGCAACGGGAAGAACATTGGAAAATCCAATGAGACCTCTCCCTTTGAACAAGCCGTTCTAGAGGCTGAATCTAAGTGGAAGAAAAAGCACGACAACAACTATACGGAGCATGAGCCGAAAGCGGATTCTGAGGCAACCAAGACCTCACCAAAACTCTTGCCCATGTTGGCGCAGAAGTATAAAGAACGCAAGCACAAGATCGTCTGGCCTGCCTTTGTGCAAGCCAAGCTGAACGGGGTTCGTTGCCTTGTTGAACGGAAGAATGGCAAGGTTACGTTTTGGTCACGAAAAGCGAAGGTCTATAAGAACCTCAGCCTATTCATGGAACAGGAATTTCTCAGTTTCATGAGGGATGGCGATATCCTTGATGGTGAGATTTACAATCATGGGCAGGTGACGTTTCAGCAACTCATGAAGTTGATAAAGAACGAGAAGAAACCGGATATTGCACGGCTGAAAGAGTTGGTGCAGTTCCATTGTTACGACCATCCTACGGGTTCCGGTGGTTTCAAAGATCGCTTTGTAAACTGGCAGCATACCGCACCGAAGGACCTTGAATACTTCACGCTGGTTCCCACCTATAAGGCGAAGGACGAAGCGGAGATGTTGAAATTCCATGAGGGATTCACCAAGCAGAAGTATGAAGGCACGATGGTTCGCTCTGGTGGAAATGAGGAGTATAAGTATCAGCATCGGGATAAACAACTTCAGAAGTATAAGGATTTTGAGGATGCTGAATTTGAGATCATTGGTGCGGAACAAGGCACTGGCAAAGATGAAGGTCAAGCGATTCTCATTTGCGTGACTCCGCAAGGAATTGGTGGTCGCACAGGCATTGGAGACTTTGGCGTGCGGTGCGAAGGGGAGAACGCGATTCGTCGGGAACAGTGGGAGAATCGGAAGGATTATGTCGGCAAGGAATTGACGGTTCGCTATCAGGTCTTGTCGGATGAATTCATTCCGATATTCCCTGTGGGAATTGCCGTGAGGGATTATGAGTAATTGCCCCAATTGCCACAAGCCAGGGGCGCACTTCGCGCCTCCGTCATTCGGGGAATCTGGGTTTTACATTTGTGAGGGGAGAGAAGTCATGGAAGAGAAAATTTCGGATTTGGATATTCTGCTGCATTGGAATCGGACAGGGGAACATCTAAAGGCGCATACCTCAGAGGGAACGCTGGTGTTCAATAGTGTGACGGGGGATATTTCACCGTTGCTGTCAGATCGTCAAGTGAAGTGGATTTTGGAAGATTATAACCGTAAGCGAAAGAAGTTCGTTTTCTAGGAGTTAGCATGTATAACACGATACAGGGAAAAGAATGCCCAATCAAGGTTTGGGCGCCGATACATGATGTTGAATCGGGAGCGTTGACGCAGTTACGGAACTGCGCTGAGTTGCCGTTCATGTTCAAGCATGGAATGGCAGTCATGCCTGATGTTCACCAAGGCTACGGAGTCACGGTGGGGTCTGTCTTGCCTACGGTCAAGGCAGTTGTTCCTGGTGGTGTGGGCGTAGATATTGGGTGTGGTATGATGGCTGCGAAACTTCGTTCAGTCAAAGCAGACTGGTTGCCTGATAACCTTCAGGGATTATTTGATGCGATCATGAAGGCGGTTCCTGTGGGGCAGGACATGCACAACAAGTATGCCACGAATGATCTTGACTTGGGTTACTTGCTCTTACCCAAGAAACTTCAGGATGATGAGGAGCGTGTACGTAAGCAAATAGGTACCCTCGGTGGGGGAAACCACTTCATTGAAATCTGTTTGGACACTGAGGACAATGTGTGGGTCATGTTGCATTCTGGTTCGCGTGGCATCGGCAACCGAATCGGGAACTACTACATTGATGAAGCCAAGAAGATCATGAAGGTGCAAGAAATCAAGTTGACGGACCCTGATTTAGCCTACTTGGTAGAAGGCACGCAGATGTTTGATGACTATTGGCGCGACCTTCAGTGGGCGCAACGATACGCGATGCAGAACCGCGAAGTCATGATGAAGTTGGTTTTGGAGTCATTCACTGAAACAGTATTGGGTGGTGGAAACGGACCGGTTCCTATTGAACTGATGGTGAACTGTCACCACAACTATGCAGAGCGAGAGGAGCATTTTGGTGAAGAGGTCATTGTTACTCGTAAGGGGGCTGTGCGTGCTCGCGTTGGTGACTTTGGTATTATCCCTGGAGCGATGGGTGCCAAGTCTTATATCATCGAAGGTTTGGGAAATGCTGACTCGTATTGTTCTTGCTCACACGGCGCGGGTCGTGTCTTATCACGCGGCAAAGCCAAGAAGAAGTTTACCTTAGCAGATGTTGAAACGCAGACTGCGGGACTCATGTGCCGTAAGGACGCTGGTATCATTGACGAATTGAAGGAAGCCTACAAGGACCTTGATGTAGTCATGGAGAACCAGAAGGATTTGGTCAAGATCGTAGCCCAGTTGCGTGCGGTCTTGTGTGTGAAGGGATAGGTGATCTGCCGGTATGAGAAAAGTTGTTGCTTTTCTCATACCGCTGTGTTATACTAAAGGCTAAATAGCGGTATCACTGGAAAGGTATTATGAAAATTAAACGTCAATCAACACAATCGCGGGTGAACGATCTCCTCTCTAAGGACGAACCGACCTTTGGGATTATGGAACTTTCCCCTAATGAACTAAACCTCGCATTGAACTGGTATAACCAGAACAAAGAGAGGGATACCGCGCAAAAGTATCTGACAGATTACTGCAAAGCCAACGGCATAAAAGTCAAGGTCGCGCAGATTGAACATACGGTCAGCACAGTCGGATTTGTGTGCCGTATGCTGAGTCGGGGTGCAATGCTTGATGATAAGTCGCTCGCGTGGCTTTCTAAGCATATCAAGTGCATGCAAGCCATTGTGTTTGATGATAAGACACCCTCCGAAACCAGTATCAAGCCCAAGCCTCCCACCATTCAAGATCGCCTGAAGGAAAAATCAAGTCAAAGTATTGGTATCCTTGAAGGCGCAGTGGATGAATTCATCCTGTCAGATTTCAAGACGATTCCCAATACCCTCCAACTCATGCGTGAGAACGAAGTCAAGGGGTCGCATGGTCCCAACATCGTGAACTTTTTCAAAAAGTATCGTGATGAAATCCATGTTGCCATTGCTGGCACTGATCCGCAGATTGAAGAAGGCTATGACAATTATACTACCCCACAACTGAAAAAGATGGAAGCCCTCTACGATCAGATTATTTCCGACACGCTCACCATCATGGGTGAGGTTGCCAAGTCCCCCCGCAAGAAGAAAGCCAAGTCTCCTGAGAAACAAGTCAAATCCCTCAAGTATTCCCTGGAAGATAAAACCCTCAAGGTCAAATCCATTCCCCCACAGCGTATCGTTGGCTCTGAAGGGGTGTGGGTCTACAACTCTAAGACTCGCCTTCTGAGTTACTATGCCGCCGATGATGCAGCGGGATTGCAGGTCAAGGGCAGCACGCTCCTGAATTACTCCAAGCAGAAGTCCTCAGCCAAGAAGTTGCGGAAGCCTGAAGAAGTGATGCCCAAGGTCCTTTCAGGTGGGAAAGTGGTTCTCAAGAATCTGTTAGATTCGTTGACCACCAAGAATGCCAAGGTCACAGGGCGAATAAATAAGGACACCATATTGGTGAGGGTCACGGTATAATTATGATGACGTGGATACATGTGAATCAGCATAAAATCAGAGCCAACAAAAGGAATGGCACGAATGAACCTGTGATTACGGTCAGGCGCGGTGGAAAGAATACATACTGCCACCAAGTCCATATTGAGGGTCCCTCCGACGTGATCTATTCTGGAAATGAAAGACCATTATTGCCGTGCGGAGCGCGGGTCGCCGTTCTGACAGCATCACCTGTGACGATTATATCATGATTATTGTTGACTTTTCACAGATCGCGTATTCTTGCATCCTTGAGCACTTAGCCTCAACAAAGGTGGTTGAGGCGGACATTGATATGGTCAGACATGTGATTCTCAATTCGCTCCGATCTAACGTCAAGAAGTTCAAGCGTGAGTATGGCGAAGTGGTTATTGCGATGGATGATCGGAACTATTGGCGCCGGGAGTATTTTGCCCACTATAAAGCCAACCGTAAGAAGAACCGCGACAAATCTCCGTTCAATTGGACCAGCATCTTCACCTGCCTTGATACACTCAAGGCGGAACTTCAGGCAAACCTGATGTATAAGATCGTGAGTGTTGAAGGCTGTGAGGCTGATGATATTATCGGAGTCCTAGCCCATACCTATGCACCAAGTCAGAAGATCATGATTGTCTCTGGTGACAAGGATTTCAACCAACTCCAAGTATATGCCAATGTCTATCAGTATTCGCCCTTGTTGAAGAAGATGATTGTTGAGCAGTTTCCAACCGCTGCATTGAAGCAACACATTATTCGTGGTGACTCAGGAGATGGGGTGCCCAACATTCTCTCACCTGATGACGTATTTGTGACGGGTGGCAGACAGAAGCCTATCATGGAAAAGAAGATAATCACCTGGCTAAATATGGAAGCGGAAGCCTTCTGCACCGCAGACATGCTGCGAAACTTCAAGCGCAATGAAATGCTCATTGATCTGAAGCAGATTCCCGAAGCAGTCAAGACCAAGATTGCGGTAGCGTATGAATCGTCAGCGGCGCATGGTCGTAACCATTTCTGGAAGTATTTGATTGCGAGCGGATTGAGAGAATTGACAGCCACCGTAGAGGATTTTTAACCAATGAGGTCACTATGAATTTTGCAAGCGTATTGTTCAACGAGATTTTTGATGAATTTGACAAGCAGAAGAACCGCGAGAATCGGATTGCCGTGCTGCGTAAGTATGCAGCGAATATCTGGTTCAAGGAATTTCTGAACTATGCGTTCAATCCCAAGATCGTATTCGACATTGCTCAGATTCCCAACTACAAGCCTGCGGTAGAACCCGCTGGTGTGTGTTACTCCAATCTCAGCAACGAAATGCGGAGGCTCTATATTTTCATTGTGGGGCATCCGAAGCGCACAGTTAAGTTGCCCCCATTGAAAGAAGCACGAATCCTCAATGCCTTGCTTGGCGCAGTTCATAAGGAAGAAGCGGCATTGCTGGTCAAGTGTTTCAAGAAGGACTTGGAGATCAGATATCTCACCCCCTCGCTCGTCAAGGAAGCCTTTCCTGGCTTGCCATTTGAAGTGGCACAAGCCCAGGTTGAGGAAGCGAAGAAGCCAGAAGTGGCACAAGCCCAGGTTGAGGAAGCGAAGAAGATCAAGAAGATCAAGCCCACAGTCGCAATGACAAAGGTGTAATCATGGAAACAATTGTTGTCAAGAGAATCAGACTCACAGATGGAACCATCGTGTTGAAGTATCCAAAGACCCCGACATGGCTCTGGAACATGGAAGGATACTACAGCGTCCCAACGGATGATCGTCCAATGTATAAACTGTCCACCTTTCTAGTGGAAATGATGCGATGAAATCGTTTGCTGTGATTACTCCGACGATTGGCTCCAAGCATCTGAAGCGGAACATTGAGTCGCTTCGGGGGCAGGATTGCACCCACTATATTGTGGTGGATGGCAAAGAACATTGGTCTGCGTTGAACACTATGCTCATTGGGCCTGGTGGTGTTGGACTGTCACGACAAGAGAAATTCATTTCCTTAGATGTCAATGTCGGTAAAGGCTGGTATGGACATAGGGTTTACGCTGCGGCGTCCTTCCTGGTCAACGAAGATGTCCTCTGTTACCTGGACGAAGATAACTCAGTGTCCCCCAATTATATTGAGGAATTTCAGAAGGTGTTTGAGGAAGATAAATACTCCTGGGCATATACGTTGCGAACCATCATGGATGATGCAGGAGTCATGGTTTGCCAGGATAACTGTGAGAGCCTGGGGCATTGGCCTGTAGCATTCGATCAAACGAGAAATCACATTGACACCGGTTGTTTCGCCATACCGCGAGAAATAGCGGTGAAAGTCGGACATCATTGGT